GGTCGCAAAGGAGCGCGACGTTTCCGCGTATATTTGCGGCTTTTGGGTTGCCTTATTTCGAATGGCTGAATGAACTGGTACGAGCTCAACAATACTCGGTTGGCGGAGGTGCTCGGAGTGAGCCTGGTGACGGTGTTCGATTGGGCGAAAAAGGGGATGCCGAAACTCTCGCGCGGTAAGTTTGACGTGCGCGCGTGCACGGCGTGGCTGCTTGCACGGAAGGAAGCAGAGCACCAGGCGAAGCTCAATAACCTCTCACTCGATGAGGCCGAGCGACGTTTCCGTAATGCGAAGGCGGAGCTCGCTGAAATGGAATTAGCGGAGCGCCGCGGTGAACTCGTTGAAGCTGACGCGGTGCGGGAGATGTGGGACAAACATATCAGCGCCGCAAAGACGCAGCTGCTCTCGATACCCGCGCGTGTTGCTGTAACGCTCCTCGCATGCAAGAGTGCAGAGGAGGTTCATGCCGCACTGGAAACGAACATAAGGGACTGTCTTGATGAACTTGCAGGTCGTGGCACCGTTGACGCAGCTCGCGCTGATGTCGGGACTCAAGAGCGATCTGCCCCGCATGTGGCAGACGCCAAGAAAGCTGAGCCTAAGCGAATGGGCCGACCAAAAGCGGTACATCAGCCCAGAGGAAAACCCGACAGAGCACGGAAGGTGGCGCACGTCAAGGGCTGAATACCAACGCGGGATGATGAATGCCTTCACGACGCCAGGTGTGGAGGAGGTCGTGCTTTTTACATCGGCGCGCGTCGGGAAGACATCGATCATCGAGAATGCTCTGGGGTATTGTATCGATGAGGATCCGGGACCCGCAATGATGGTACAACCAACGGAGTCTGATGTGCAGGAGTGGTCGAAGGACTATCTCGCTCCGCTGATCAGGGACACGCCATGCCTCACGAACAAGGTGCATGAGGCGAAGCAGAGGACGGGTGAAAACACCATTCTCCACAAGTCATTCCCTGGTGGATATATCAAGGGCGTGGGCGCTGTTTCTCCGAAAGGATTCAGGCGTACCACGATCCGGTATCTGTTCTGCGATGAGATCGACGCCTATCCTCCCTCGGCCGGCAAGCGAGAGGGGAATCCGCTCAAGCTCGCAAAGAAGCGGACGCTCACCGTCTGGAACCGGAAGATGATCTTGACGTCGACACCCACGATCGCCGGGCTCTCCAATGTCGAGTACGAGTTCTCGCGTTCCAACCAGCAGCACTTCTACCTGCCGTGCATTCATTGCGGAGTCTTCCAGGTTCCGATCTTCGGGCCGAAGTCACAGTTCGCCCATCTCTCGAAGGGATACCTGCGCATCGATAAGCTCAACCCGGAGAACTCGTGTTACATCTGCGAGGCGTGCGGCGGGGAATGGTATGAGGCGGATAGGCTGAGGGCAATCCACAGCGGAGAATGGCGAGCGCTCAAGCCGGAGATCAAGAAGGTCCAAGGGTTTCATCTCTGGGAGTTTCAGTCTCCGTTTTCCTCTATCTCGAATATCGCCAGTGAATGGCTCGAGACGCGCGAAGGGAAAGACGATGAGAAGCTCCGCGTGTTTATCAACGTCACCCTCGGGGAAACCTACGTCGAAGAGCACTCATACACGATCGACGAATCCGAACTCATCTCCCGCGTTGAGGACTACACTGATGTTCCGAAGCAGGCGCTTGTCCTGGTGGGATCCGCGGACGTCCAGGCCGATCGCGTGGAATGCCAGGTGATGGGATACGGGAAGGGGGAGGAGTCCTGGCTGATCGACTACACGGTGATCCCCGGGGCGCCGGATCTCGAGTCCACCTGGGAGCGCGTGCACATGCAATTCCAGAAGCAGTATAAACACGCATCCGGCGTTATGATGAAAGTCCCGATCCGGTTCGTTGACTCAGGGAATTGGTCGCATGACGTCTACAAGTTCGTCCGGAATCACCGGATGTACGGCTACTATGCGATCAAGGGGCAGGGCGGCCCGCGACATGATTTTCTATCGAAGATGAAACGTACCCCTCGGGAACGCGCGCCGTTCATCGTGATTGGTGTCGACGAAGGGAAGCGTACGCTGTACGACCGCATGAGACTCCAGGCTCCCGGCCCGGGCTTTCCCCACTTCAACAAGATCGCCGATGAGAACTATTTCAAGCAGCTTGCCTCCGAGAAGGAAGTCGTGAAGTGGGAGATGGGCCGTCCGAAGAAAGTTTGGATGCCGAAGGACAAACAGATCCGCAATGAAGTCCTGGACAACACGGTGTATTGCCTCGCTGCCTTCCGTTTCCTGCGGGCAAACATGGATGCGCTCGAGGGGAAGATGGTGAAGGATGCGGAAGCAAAACCCGTCGAAGAAGTCACTGAAAGCGCGGAAGCTCTGGCCCCTCGCCGTGGTTTTGTCCCGCGACGTCGGAAAGGCTTTGTCACCAACTTCTGAGGTCTGATTGCGCGTAGAACTTGACGAAGATGCGACCCGGGCTGCTGAGAAGATAGCGGCGGGCCTCGGCATGTCGGTGAACTCATATATGAACTGGCTCGCCATGTCAGCCTCAGAGGTGAGCATCGTTGAAGCGGTATCGATCAAACTGGACCCGAAGGAGCCGTTGGATGCTGTCAAGCCGCGCTTCTTACGCTATAGAAAGTCATGGGTTGGGAGATTCTAAACATCTTGACATGTTTATGACATTGACATCAGACGATCTGTGATGTAGATTGTGCCCTGTGCGCTGATCACGCACAAGAGTTTCTTCTAGGCCCGACCCTGCAGGGGTGTCGGGCTTTATTATTTTCAGGAGCGAACATGAAGAAAATCACAGTTGCTCTCCTCGTTGTTCTTGCAATTGCTTCCATCGGCGCAAGCCTCACACTCACCGGGTCATCTATGAAAACCAGCTATGTCGCTGGCACCTATGCGAACTCCCAGGTGGACACTCTTACCTGGATCCGGTCCGGTAACGAAACGGGGGCAACATTCTGGATGCGGTCCCGTGATTCGGTATCAATCACAATTGCCATTCTCCGGAGACAATTTCGAGGGGGCCTTGCCCCTGTGAAGGCGGGTGATACGCTTCTCACCGCAAAAGCTTCTATCGGTGACACGACTCTTAACGCCACGATTACCCTTTCGCCGTACTGTGACACAACGAAGATCTTTGTGACGTACGCCGGCTCCGCGAATGGTGTCACGACTCCTACAGTCGAATACGGTATCGGGAAAAACTTCTGATGCTCCGTCCCTCTGAAATACGCCCTGGCGATACATACACCTACTCTGTTTCCAATTCCGACTATCCCGCTTCCGCAGGTTGGACCCTCAAGGTTACGATCAACAGCGCTACGTGTCGCCTTCAAGTCTCAGCCACTACGAACTCGGACGGGCAAAGCTACGACGTCACACTCTCAGCTGCGGGCACTCTTGGGCTGACCACCGCAGGCGCGTACGCACTCGTTGAGGCTGTGGAAAAAGGAACCGGCGCGGCCATTGAGCGCCATACGATCTACCAGGGCACGGTATCGGTATTGGTCAGCGTAACGGCCGGCTCGACCGCGATTGATGCGCGGACCCATGCACGAATTGTTCTGGATGCAATTGAAGCGGCCATTGAAGGGCGCGCGACACGCGGTCAGCTCGAATCCACCGTAATCGGTGACAGGCAGGTACAATACCTCGCCCCGACGGAGCTCATCAAGTGGCGCGCTTTTTATAAGGTCGAAGTGGCACGAGAAGAAGCTGCCGGGAAAATCGCCCAGGGGCTTGACGGTGGGAACAGGATTATGATTCGGATGGGAACTGGCTCATGGAGATGAATCTGAGCGGCATACGGAAGGCTTTGGGTGGGTGGATCTCTGGAACGTCAGAGGCTCCCCCACGGATCCGCAGACGTGGGTTCGATGCTGCTGCAACTGGAAGGTCTTCCTCCGATTGGTCAAGCACCGAAGTCCATATTGACTCGGATCTGCGCTCATCGATCAAGGCTGTTCGCGCCCGGGCACGGTATCTCTCGCACAACAACGATTATGCGAAAAGGTTTGTCTCTCTTGTCCGGTCCAACGTCGTCGGTCCAAACGGGTTCAAGCTCCAGGTGCAGGCGTCAGACTACCGGATGGTTCAGGGCGCGTGGAAGCTCGTACAGGACAAGCTGGCAAATCAGATCCTCGAAAACGCTTTTTACGAATGGTCGAAGCCG